CTTGGGTTTTAACCTGTAGGTCTAAATGCTCTCAATACAAGATGTACAGTAATGTATGTCCTCTGTGGGAGTAACGAGATCCTTAAATGGGCTCTCTTTCATTACCATCCTAACTCATTTCATCGAGGTATTTATGACTCTCAAGACTCAGATTATTCGAGACGGCGTTTCAAATGATTCATTCGATTCGCTATCCGATTACCTGTCTTTTGAGATAACATCTATCTCGAAGGATATGCGTAGGGTGGTTGTAAGACTGTTCGTGGATGACCACTTGCATGCTTGCAGTCCAGGGATCGAGGTATCAGTTAATGATATCGACCGATTCGTGAACAGCTGGCAGGCTTTGTGGTCGTGCCGCGTTTAGTCTTATTTGTGGTGCCTGTTACATAAAGGTATCACATTTTAACGGGCTTAGCCCGTCTTTTGTGAGGTGTTAACCATATGAGCGTGACCAAAACTGCCGATATATACCATGATCTCGGAAGAAGCAGCATAGTTAAAACTGGGTCAGGGGAGCCTTCTCCCGGTCCTCCTGTGTTTACTAGTTCGATAGTGAAAACTACCAAGACTAAGACACATGATGGTCCGGTGAGGGATTTTCGCCGACGCATTAGTAGCTGTTTGCCCGCTTCAACCAACTTCGTTGGTTCTGAGGTTAATCATATTTTCGACAAAGGTCATTGCAAATCGGTAACTCGAAATAAGGGTTTAAATACTTATTTGTGGTTAGAACACTATGGTGAGTTGACCCAAATCAGCACGCCCCCGATCATTTCAGTATCGGGCACGAAAGCTGACGACCTGTCTAAGATGAAGTTTGTTCAAGCTATCCGGTCGGCTCAAACCACCTGTCAAGGTGGTGTAATCCTAGGAGAGATTGGGGAAACACTTCATATGCTTAGAAATCCAGCTAAGGCACTCCGCCGAGGGTTTGACAACTACTTTACCGCTCTCAAGAAGAGGCGGCGTGGGAATCAAGCTACTCGAAAGAAGATCTTAGCAGAAACCTGGCTAGAACATTCGTTTGGTTGGCAACCCTTCTTACACGACATCAAAGATTCGGTAGCTGCTCTTGAACGTATCGCGTACACCGCCCGGTCCCCAACTATCTATGTTAGGGGATTCGGTGGTGACAAGATCGATCGAGGCACTACTTTTCTGAGAAACGTCGCTCCGACGGGCAATAGCAACCTTTCGTATGATGTACAGATTCACGAATATACCGATGCAATTGTTATACGCCGAGGAGCCGTGCGCGCCCCGATAGGGTCGCGTTTATCGTCTATAAAAAACGATTTTGGCTTCACTTTGAATAACTTTGTACCGACTATTTGGGAGCTTGTACCCTGGTCATTTGCGGTGGATTATTTCACCAATATTGGTGATATTCTTTCTTCTTGGTCACTCTGGAATGCTGATTTGGCGTGGTCCAATAAGACGACTGTAACGAATGTCAACCTTGACAGAGTTTCAGGCGGTCTTAATGGAATTACGCTTGCAGCAGACCAGGAAATCGTGATTCGGTCGAAAGAACCGGGTCGTTCCTCCTCTTATCGCAGGTCAGTGGTCCGAGGTACATCTGCTGGTAGTCTCATTCCCTCTTTGAGGTTTGAGATTCCCGGGATGTCTTCTCTGAAGTGGATTAATTTATCCGCTTTGGCACTGTCCAGGAAGAGGCTTACACCTTACTAACCTTGGAGTTTTTACTCATGACTTGGTCTCCTTCGTCACCCGTTACGGGTGGGGCTCAGACGGGCTTTACGTCGCCAACTTATACGTTGACAACGGATATCGCCCCTGATGTGAACGGTAAACAGCACGCTGTTACCGCTTTAGGCGGTACGCAAACTGGTGTACGTTCTCATTCTGTGTCCGACCCATTCACAGTGACTTTTATGCGTCCGAAGAACCCTCGGGTTCTTCCAAACGCAAATCCTGTGACTGGCAAGTACTCACAGATTCCCCGCAACACGTATGCTATGATCGTGAGAAAGGGTGTGAATTACGCTGCGAATCAGGCGCCCGATGTCTGCGTGGCACGTCTTACTATTGACGTGCCTGCAGGTTCGGACAACTATGACGCAGCGAACGTTCGCGCCCTCTGCTCAATCATCGCCGGCATTCTGTCTCAACAGAGCGCTGGCGCTGGAGATTCCCTTGTTACCGGCATCCTTTAAAGATAGGGTGCAGGTTCTTGGGGTCTTGCTGTTCTTTATTTATATCTTCATCGAAGCTATTAAAGGCAACGATGTCGGTATTGACAAAGTCTGGCAATATCTTCGGCACCTTGAAAAGGGTGTCGGATGAGCTCTCACGTAACATACGTTAGCAGGTAATCTCTATGGGTATTTGCCCGAAAGCTCTTTACCGCAATCTGATCGATGACTTGAAAGGTCGGTTTGGTGCATCTTTTGTTGATGATTTTTCAGCATTAGATGTTCCCTCGCCCACCTTTTCGACCAAAGAGGTGGCTGCTTTTAGCATATATCGGTCCCTTCTCAAAAAATATGAGGTTAGGAATACCGACATGCTGGATAGCAAGGCACTTCTCAAGTTCTTACAGATCAACTCTGACTGTGAGAATTGGTCCTTACAGCTCTCTTCTTCTTGGGACGAGGTTCTTATTGGAGAGTTAAAAAGCGCTCTCTATAAGTTCTTCAACCCTGAAGGGTACCCCTTAGTAACATCTTATGACCAGATCTTCCATTATGGGAGAACTGGCCCAGGTGCTGCGATTGGGGCAAAGGGAGGTGACTTCTATACAAAGATGTTCGCCTCCCCTCTTAGCTGTACTCGTCAAGGCCTGTACAAAATGTACAGGAACTACATTAAAAACTTTCCTGAGTGGACCAATGCTGAAAATATCAGACAGGCCCATTTCGGTGAAGCTCATGTAGTTTCAGGTAGTCGCTTTAGTTTTGTTCCGAAGAACGACCAAATCTCTCGTACGATTTGTGTTGAACCTAGTCTGAACATGTTTGCTCAGTTAGGTCTCGGCCATATCATCGAAAAAAGGTTGTTAGACGCATATGGAATATCCATGTCTACTCAGCCTTATAAGAACAGAGAGTTAGCCAGACGCGGGAGCCTTGGTCTAGGGTTTGTCACTTGTGACTTATCCTCGGCCTCGGACTCTTTATCTCTTCGTATGCTGAAAGAAGTTCTACCGCATGATATTTATAATACCTTGCGATATCTTCGATCAGATACAACTGAGATTCCTGGTCTGGGTACTACTGAGTTACATATGGTCAGTACGATGGGGAATGGTTTTACCTTTCCTCTTCAGACTGTATTGTTCTCAGCGGTTGTCGTGGCTGCTGCGAGGGCGCGTGACATTGAGTTACGTTTCCCTCGTGGGCAGGACTTTGGGACCTGGGGCGTGTTTGGAGATGATATCATCTGTCCAGAAAAAATCTGGCCGGATGTAAATCGTCTTCTAGCACTCCTTGGTTTCAAGGTCAACCACGATAAGACCTTTGTAGAAGGTCCGTTCCGTGAATCTTGCGGAGCCGACTATCATGTCGGAGTCAACGTTCGGGGTGTTTATGTAAAACGCCTCGAAAGTCAGCAAGACTTATGCTCTGTAGTTAACCAGCTTAATCTGTTCTCTACAAGAACAGGTGTTTTCCTACCTAAGACTTGCGCTGCTTTACTAACGAAAGTTAGATGGCAGCCTGTCCCTCGGTGGGAGAACTCAGATGCGGGTATCCACGTACCTCTCTCGATGGTTTCGGGATCGCTCTTGTTTTCTGAAAACGGGAGTGCTCTTTATAGGCGTTATGAACCTATAGGCCTTAAGGCCAGAATCCTCGAGTCTTCAGTCGTGGTTCCTCGATATGCTAAGCCGCGAATCTATAACCCTTCTGGGTTATTGATGAGCTTTCTGCAGGGATCGATTAACTCTTTCTCTATCGGGGTCAGGCAAGATCCCGTTAGATACAAGAGGAAACTAGGTGTTGCTCCCTACTGGGATGCGACACCGACGACCCACCCTTCTTCGGGG